TATTTCTTTTCTGATCTCTTGCAATAGCAGTTTCTAAATTTGTATTGACATAGATCATTGCACATTCGTATCCAACCTTATCCAAAAGTTTTTTCTGGCCCGTAATCTTATTGACATCTTTGCCAGTACCGTCTATAATAATACCTAACCGGCCGTCTACATATAAAGACTTTTGTTTTGCAGTAAGATCAGTCGCTTTAACTCTAATTTTTTGTCCTTTATCTGACCAAATATCATCTGAGTTTTTAGCATCTAATCCAGCACTTTTCAACAATTTTTCATATGCAGGGTCAGGATTGACTACACGCAGTCCAAGATTGATAAGTCCAAGTTGACCACCACCCATGAACTCTTTAGGATCACCGCCAGCAGTAGGAGATTTTCCCTTTGTTTCAGTACCAATAAAGGATTTACCAGAACCGGGCCCGCCAGCAAGAAATACTGCTTTGAAGATAGCAAGATCATTAATACCTTCGTTCAAAGATTCTTGTTCTTGTATATTTTTAATAATCTTGGAAAGATCTAACATTTACTTGTCCCATGCCTTTGCTGCGTTAAAATTATTATAACTGAATTCCATTCTATCTACAAGCTTTACTGCATTAGTACCTGTATGATCTATTGCAACATAACCTTCTGGATTAGACACTTCAAATCCTTTATCAGTTTTTACAAAAATGTCAGTCAATTGTTTTACACTATTTAGTTTATTTACAATCAAAGATTTAACAGTTATCAACTCTTCCATAAAATCGACTATTGCATATGCAACTGAATCTAATTTAATCAGTTCACTTACGATACTATCACGCAACTCTTCTTTAATTTTTCTTGATTTTTCAGTTTTTAGTTTCATTATGATTTTTTCATCGAAATACTTTTTGACATACATCGAATACCCCAAAGAATTCATATTTTTTGTAGAAATATTCTGTCCTTCTCGTATATATGAGTTCATATATGTTTTAAAACTGGCACCAGCTAACCCCTTAACCAAAGTTTTATTCTGTATTCTAATAAATGCTTTGAAATCATTTGCCTTAATTTTTTTAAATTTTCTACCAACATTTGAAAGGGCCCCGTCAACTGCTGTACCTTCAGATTTAGTAAATGATGCAGTACCAGAGACATCTTTATATGTTGCATCATCCATCCATACAGAAGAAGATGATTTGAGTCCAGAAATATTCGCGCCAAAAGAGGCCGTCATTCCCTGCAAATCTTTTCCTTTATATGTGGTGTGCCATACAACACCGATTTTAGATGCAGCAATTTTCTTACCGAAATCTGAATCTTTCTGCACTGCATATATCAAAGTATTTGGTTGAAATGTATGATAGTCTACTCCACCTAGTTTTTTAGATTCAACATCATCTGTATACATTAAATCACCCTGCAAAACATCCTTGATGCCCAACTTGGAAAATTCCGTATATGAAATTTTGAATTTAGATTTTAAGGCAGGACTCAATTTAGGGTCTGCATCCACTTCTGCAATAGATTTATATAGTAGTGGAACTGCGTTGAATACTGATTTTTTTGCGATAAAGAACTTACCGTCTGCTGGATCTATCCCTGCAAATACTGCCGGAGCTCCGTCCCACTTAACTGTCATGTTTATCTTGGAATCAGAACTACCGTTCAACATATCCCGCAATGACCGTAAAAAATTGATGGCAGTTCTACCGCCATCAATTCCATTATTAATAATTTCATCTTCTAAATGTTCTAAATGTAAATTTTTACCACCTTTAGATTCATTCAAATATTTCTTAAAACTGTACATTAAAAATCTCTCCTGTAACAGTATTTATAATATTTTTTAGATGTAATGTAGATAGGTTCCTATGATATATTTGTCATTGGAAATTGCAGGCTGTCCAGCATGTGGGTGTGTCCAAAATGGTGGAAATATTGCAAGTCTACCTTTTCTTGCTTCGACACTCGTTTCATAATCTGGAAATACAGTCTCTCCACCTTCTTCTACATCATTTAGATAGAAGAAACAAACCAGAAAACGTCTAGCAGATGCATAATCACCTACGTCTGCATGATATTTAAAATCATCACCAGATCCTTTAAAATATTTTTTCATACGCACTTCTTCATTGTGGCATTGTTGTGGAAAAAATTGAATTTGATTATGTCTACGATAACTTTCAGTATAATCAGCAACTTTGCCTAACAAGTGCATAACCGCTTCTTCATATTCTGGGCCCAACTTAGGATCAAAAAAGTTTAATTCAGTAAAACTTCTAAACTCTGGATGCTCAGTTTTTCTATGCAATTCTGACTTTACTTCATACATGTCGATCAATTTATCGCACCATTCATCTTCTAGTGCATTGTCCCATACTGAAATAAATGCTCGGTTTCCATCAGGAGCCTTTGCTTCAAATTTATCACCGTCCACTTCAAAGTGATGAATTGCCTCTTCTGACTCACCACTTTTTTTCATATCCGCTTTTACTTTTGCCAAAACTTCTGGGTCAATTCCATTATTTTTTGTCATATTTTAATCTCCACATTTCCTATTTTTTTAGAGTTATTTGAAAAATTATTTCCATAATTTTGTTGTTGACTGTCTTTTGATTCGATAAGATCATCTTGTGCAGAATTTTCTACATCATACAGTCTCATTTTTGCGCGGTCTACTCCAACTACAAATCTTTTATAGGTACTCAAATCATTATACCTATTTTTGAGTTGCTTCACTAACAACTGATTCATCTCTTCTAGTTCTTCTGTCGATATAAGTGCAAACATTAAGTCAGCAGTTGCAGGCAAACCAAAAGATTCAGAAGTATCTGTCAATTCTACATCACTACTGTTATATCCCCCTCTAGTGGTCTGTGTCGCACTCATTATAGGCACATTGTGTTCTACTGCAAGGCCTCGCAATTCTTCTGCAATAGACTTAATCAATGTATATGAGTTTGCACCAGATGCGGCCTTTATTCTTGATGATGAACATATATTTAGGTAGTCAATATAAATGATATCTGGACGAAAATTCTTTTTAAGAGATAATTCATTCAGTAAATGTCTAAAGTGATTTGCATTTGCAGATGCAGTTGGATATTCTTTAACGATTAATTTACCAGTTGTTTTTGATCGTACTCTATCAATCTTTTTAGTAAAAATATCATGCGGCATTTGTGCAACATCTTGAATATCAGTATTTAATAGATTTGCGTCAATACGTTCTGCAATCTTTTCCTCTGACATTTCACAAGTAATATACAAAACATTTTTTCCCATCAAAAGGTGGTTTGCAGCCATATCACACATGAATAAAGATTTGCCCACACCAGTACCAGCAAGAGCGATATTAAGAGTTTTCTTGGATAGTCCGCCCTTTGTAATCTTATTAAATAGATCAAGGTGAAATTCTAGTTTTTCTTCAACACGTTGATAATATTCAAATCTTGCCTCAAAATCATCTATAAAATCGTGTCCAATATTACTGTCAAACGATACCGCAAGAGCCTCAGATAGAATTTTTGGAAGTTCTCCCTTATTCGGAGCATCATCATTAAGAATGCCAATAGACTTCATTACTGCATTATATAATGCGCGATCTTGACACCACTTTTCAGTAACATCAAGTTGCCATACACTTTCGCTGTGATCTTCTTTAACTGAATCAACAAATTCAATAGTATTCTTTGATTCTGTAAATATGTTTTCACTAACATTTACTTCGTCTAATGAAATAAGGAGAGATTCTTTAGTAGGCACAGAATTATATTTTAATATGTGATTACTGATTAAATCAAATACAACTTTATTAGATTCTGTTTGAAAGTATTCCCTCTCAATAAATGGTAGAGTTTTTCTGACATATTCTTCGTCTGAAAATAGACAATTTAATACAGTTTGTTCTGTTAATTCCATTTTATTTTTATTATTCCTTTGTTACTTTTTTAGTATAACATAATAGTTTTGGATTGTCAAGGATTTCTTCCATAAAATCTTACCGGAGTTCCCACTGACTTTTTTGCATTAAAAAGATACCAACAACAATTATCTTTACCCACACTTTTGCTGCCTTCAATCCACTTTACTCGGCCGACACTAACGACTTTTTCCAACCATTTTTGATATGGCGCAGACTGTTTAGTGTGCATCCAATCCGCATCAAATAATAACCATGTTGGCATTTGGGTTGCCAAATTTTCAATCATCGGATGCAATATTTTTCTATTCCATGGCGGATTTGTTATACACACATCACATCCCACAATTTTATCTGTCAATGCATTTCCATTCCCAACAGAATCACATAATGGTTCTATATCAGTCATCCAATACCCTTTTAGGTCAGTCAACTGCTCTATATGTCTAACCAATCTACCATCGCCTGCACATGGTTCTGCAAACAGACCGTAATAAGGTAAATGAAATACTAGAGGCAAAACAGCTTCAATAGGTGTTGGATAGAAATCTCTTTCTACTCTTTCAAAATCACTACGTTTGCCCATCTATATTCCTATTTTCTATTTCAATTGCCTCTAACATTAATTTTTCCGATTCTTCTTTCAAATGCTTTGCCTGGCGCTTTAAACTTTCGACTTTATCCTCTGGCGACACAGTAGTAACAAGTGAAAACGTAGAGGGAGGTGAATTTTCTGTACCATACACCTCCCTCCATTTATCTTCTGGACATCTGATCTGCGCGATCTTTGCCTTTGCAGGCATAAAACAACCACAAGATTTACACATTTTTACTACAGCATGAAACTGTTCACACGTATTACATATGTCCAATCTCTGTCTGTATATTTCTGTTGATGCCCAAGGCGAACTCATCCGCCCACTCTATATTTGTTGATGATCCAATCATTGAATTTTTCATCTGCAAGAATAGGTTCCCAAAACTCTGCACTATGGGTTTCTTTCTCGCGGAATTTCTTTTCAATAACTTCACCTGTTTCCATATCAACATTCTGCAACCACGCACCGG